CTACTGGTGGGTATTGGTCAACCATCTCATGTTTAAACTCATGATCTCTAAGCAATGGCATTGTGAAAGAAAAATTAACTCCCTCACTTAAACCATATCCTTGTCGTAACTTTGGTCCATACTTTTCATAGAACTCACGACAAATTTCTTGGCTCAATGCAGTAGCTGCAGTTAGCACATACTTTAATTTTGATGGAAATGGTAAATCAGACTTAACTAAATCTGCTACCATAGTTGGAACTAAGTTAGCAGTTGTTACACTATACTCATCGATGTATTTGAAGTACGATTCTGGTGTAAACTTTTTCAAAAACACAACTGTGCCATTAGTGAAATAGTTACCAAACAAACTCATGGCTGCAGCGTTGCAGTGATAGAGTGGTAGTGCAGTTAGATGAATAGAATCAGCAGAAAAATTATGAAGATTAGCGACGGCAAGAGCATTTGATTTCATTCCCTCTCTGGTTTGAACAACACCTTTTGGATTACCAGTAGTTCCAGATGTGTAGAAAATAGCGTGATCAGTTTCTGGAGATAGTTCTCGACCATCTAAAAATTCAAATATGACATCATTGTCAGTACAGTTTACAATGGCGTGTGGGCGACAATCTGCTTGGATAAAATCCATTGTCGATTTAGGTGTGAAATATGGTTCGACTGGGATAGACACGAGTCCGAGTTCCCAGTTACCAATTAGTGCTTCAGAAATACCAGCTGGATCAGATCGTTTAATAAGAATCCTACTTCCCTTTGGTAAGTATTTCAGATTCTCTTTGTATCTCTCTATATCCTGTTTGTATTCACAATCAGGAGTTATTATTTTCATTGTTTGATATATGTTCTATTTAACATTGTGTGGTTGTGATCGGTTGGACCCCAGTCACCATCTGGGTGCCAAGCAATAACAGTCATACCAAAAACATAGTCATCATTGTATGTTTCAGTATTTTTTAATGTTTCTGTCCTAAATCGGTGCATTTCATTCTCTTCCAAACAAAAATTTGTACCAGCTTGTAATTTAACTGTGTGATAACCAGCACCATCCCAATAGTCAGCCCAGCCAGAGCCATCAATAACACAACCAATTCTAATGCTTGGATGTAAATGTTTTGTCTGTTCTACATTTCCAGGAAAATATAAAAGACTCATCGATGGATCACCCATTCTTGGTGGGTAGATTAATAGGCTATCCGTACATCCATCAATGTATGATAATCTTCCTTGTTTCTCTACCCATCCCATTGTGTTCTGGCATTTATATCCAAGTCTAACAACTAAAAATAGCTTGGAGTTGATGTCGAACTCAGGTATATTTTCTCCACAGAATAAAGAAAAGTATTGACCCTCTTCTAGATAATAAACTCTATCGCCAATTTTAATTTTGTTCGACCCGAAACTGTAACCATATAAAGATGACCATTTACATTCATATGAAAATTGTAATTCATCTCCAGCATTCAACATATGATTAAACGCTGGATACATACTATCCAGCTGATTGACTTGATTAGAAATAATCATGTTACCCTATTAGTTTTATTAATAAATTTAGTTTGATAATTACTTAGGTAGTTTTTTCTATGCTGATACCACATCGATCCAAAAATTGTAAACCTAATTCATCTCTATAAGAATTACGATAATAGACTTTTTGTATCCCTGCTCCATAGATCATCTTGGCACAATCAACACATGGAGCATGAGTGCAAAACATGCTAGCACCAGCGCCAGCTTCACCATCTCTTGCGAGTTTACCGATCGCATTCGCTTCCGCATGAATTACCTCAGGTTTAGTTTTTGTCACCAGTGTGTCATCAGACAGCTGCACAATATCTTCGCAACGATTATCCCAACCAGCAGGTGTTCCATTGTAACCGATTGAGATAATACGGTTGTCTTTCACGACAACCGCACCAACCTGCAATCTCACTGCACTGGACAACTGTGCGAATCTCTCCGCAGTGTCCATAAATGCATCAATCCATTTCTGTTTCATCTTTGTTTTCTTCTACCCAGTTCTCATGTTCTTCCATGAGGTTGCCATATTCAACTAACTCTTCTGGCAGATTCTCAATCGACTTTCTATCAGTAATGTCATACTCATAGTAGTTATCAGATCCATCTTCAAACATGCCGATGAATACCATTCCAGGTTCATGATAAAATGCACGAACTTCCCATCCATCTTCTATCATAGTTTCATACAGCGTAGTAGGTGGGCTCCACGCAGTATCAAAATTCATACTGATTCTATTACCATCTCGTTCCCAACTATATGGTGTCACATCCCACTTGGTTCCCCAGTTGTTTACATTCCAAGCATACCAGTTCTCTTCTTCTTCGAGAGGACGAGGAACAATGTGATTGAATACTTGAGCATCATCACCTTTCTTCAACTCAACTTCGAGCGCATCTACTTTATCAGAATCTTCGTGGGTGATTGTTAAACTATTTGAACACCAATTAGGCATAATATATCTCCAAAAATATTAAACGGATTTTTCTTTCTTCACAGGTGCTGGAGCCATTCCAGCATCAGCAACTAACTTGTGTGTAATCTTTGGATACAGTTTAGTCAGCTTCTGATCTTTTATAGCAATTAGCATCTTTGCTTCATCTGGGTGCACACCCTCAAGAAAAGAGATAAACAGACTTTCTCGCTTGATTGGCTTTAAATCTGCTCTACAGAACACATACATACGACGCAGTTCACTGAACAGATTCGTTGGAGTCATACCCATTGGCTCAGCACTAGGTTTAAATGGTGGTTCTCCCTCTGGAAGAATCATCTTTTTAGCAGGATCAAATGCATACTCAAAGATTATCTTTAGTGCTGCATCATCTTTATACTGCTGAATTGATTTTGGATCCGCATTGATTGCGTCCAACATCTGGGTTACATATTTTCTCATTAAAAATCCTCTAGTTCATCTAACAATAATCGGCAACGATGTTCCATTAAGTAATTCATGACAGTCATCTTATCACCAGTTGGCTTATTACTTATATACGAATCAATAATCATTTTAGAAACATCATCTGGGATATGCTGGAAGTCTACCAGCGTAGAGTTACGATGCCAGTTGCGTCGTTCATCATCGTTACGACATGCAATGAAACCATTCTCAAAGAATTCTTGTAGTCGTTTTGCGCTGACTGGTTTCTGTCTGTCTCCATTCATAAAGACATCATCATTGCTTAGAATGTTCGGTACTCCATCACCAGCATCACCTTTGACAATGTGCTCGATCTTATACTCAATGATTTCTCGTTGAGTTGCAGTAACATATTTCTTCTGCATTGGTGACCACTGTTTAACATTGTCGTACAACTGCAGCTGTTTGAAGTCTTTATCAGAAGACAGGATAAGAATCTTTTGTGGTTCTTCCATCAGTCCCTGTTGGACCAACTCATTCTCTTGTAGATGTTTAGTTAACACAGCAATGATATCATCAGCCTCAGCACGATCAATATGCATTACCTTCCAAGGAAAGTGTTGTGCGATATCCTGACGCATCTCATTGAGAGTATCAAAGATGAGTCCCCAATCGAGATCTGATTTATCTCTATTGCTCTTACGCATACCCTTATAGTTGGCGAAGAATTCCTTGCGCCAGTATTTACGACCATCACAGCAGATTACAATCTCTCCATATTCTTTGCCATACTTTTTCTTGTATGACTTGATAGTGGACAAGGTGACATGACGAATGAGATTTTTAACCTCAGACTCAGTACCCTTCAACTCTCGTTGAAATGTCAAAATAGCTGCAAGAGCAACTTGAGAATAATCAATTAGAATCATTATGTATTTTCTTTCATATGTTGTACTGTCATGAATATAGCATTACAATATCTACCATCACCACTTAATTTTTTAGAAGTCATTTCAATAGTATCAACTGAGTGTAATGTACAGCTAGGTATAATAATAACCCTATTGTTTTTAGTTTCAATGGTGGCTTTCTTCATTTCACCTTCTGAATATAAAGTAAGATCTCCACCCTTAAACTGTTTTGGTTCTTTATAAAAATAATTCAGTACTGTAAATACAGCAGCATCTGTATGCTTAGAATAGTATCCACAATTCTCATAATATGATAGCAAATGATTTCTAACATTACAGTTATAAAAGATCTTCATCAATGGATTAAACTCAATAAGTTTATCTTTAACTTCTTTCTTAGAAAAGTTTTCCATTGGGCATCTAATTAACGCAGAGTGTCTCCATTCTTTGAATACACTATCAACCCATACACCTGCTTTAGTTGTCACAAAGTTACCATTGATATCTACAGCTGCTTCTAGTTTATCTTTGTCTTCCACCATTATAGATGGTTTAGTTAAGAATGTTAATTCATCGCTGATCTCTTTAAGCTGTTCTTCGCTATAAAAATTATCAATAACAATGGCATCAATACCTTCTTCAATATAAGTAAACTCCATTAAAATGCTCCGAGAATGATACACTCTTCATTGATACGACCATTCGGTGTAGAAGGTTTCGTTGTCAGTTTCTTAAATGCACCATTCAATGGTCGTTTACCAATAGTCAATCCCTTAAAGAACTCTGCTGGCTTACGCAACATCATTGTCTGCGATTCTTTAATATCAAATCCGATAAGAGTCGTACCTTTAACTGTCAGCACATCGTTGATGGCTTTGTAAACAGTTACCTTACGATACTTAGTATTGTATACCCACACCTCAGAAGAACCAACAATGGTTTCTGGTTTGATAGACTTGAGATTGAACTCTGCAAATTCCTTCATGAACTTCATCTTGGAGACAATCTTGCTGGGTGGTTGTGGCTTACGCTTTCGTGGTGCACGATTAGCCTTAGCAGTCTGCACTTGCTGATTGCAGTCGTTGATGATACTTTCCAAGAACTCCGCAAACTTCTTCAGTTCTCGTTTGTTGAGGAATGAATATCCTTCGTTGAGTTGGTCGTCATCTCCTTGGATGGCTTCACGAATTTCTTCCAGCTGTCCAACATACAACTCTCCAATTCGCTTTGCGATTGGTGCTGCAACTTCATTTGATAGTAGATAATTCTTCGTCGAGAATTGAGTACCCTTACCCTTTGTGAGAATGAACTCATCAATTGCTCCATCGATTTCGCCAGCAAGGTCATGCGCTTTCTCTTCCATTCGCTCTTGAATGCTTATGACATTGGTGACTGGTTTGACCACTTCAATATGTTCTTGGATTTTCTTTGCGTCTTCTACCATCTCTTTGAGTCTGTTGGTAAAGAATGGGCTGTACTCAGTCAATTGCTTGATAGTGGTCTGCTCGTTTGTCATCAAACGACACAGTGACCCAAATGTTGAGAAACGATGATCAGGGAGTTTCTTGAGTTGTTTAGCGATCTTGGGTTCTTTCTTTGAGAAGAACTCAATCGTGAACAACTTCTGTTCTTTGGCACCAGTGTTTACAGAATAGTAACCCAACGCACGACTCAGACTGGTTGTAAAGTCCAGCTGGTCGATGGTTGGTTCATATTTCTTTTGAGATGCAAGGATTGCTTGGTTCTTTGCACGACGCTTTGCGGTATTCACAGCCATTGATTTCTCCATAATTTATACATATATTATACCCCAAAGCGCAATTAAAGACAAGCATTATTTTGCAGTGATTTTCTCGTATAGTTCCACGAAGTCCTCGTGGTCTGCAACTTCCTGTGCGAGATTCTGTCTGTGGTATGTTTTTGCAATCTTGGAAATAACTTTCTTCGGAATTTGCAATGTAGCAGATTGTTCCTTAACGATCTCACGAATGAGATCTCGTTCTGCCTCAGTACGAATCATTGAGTTGCTAATCTCTTGAATAGCACCTTGCAAATCTTTCTTCTGTTCAGGTGTTAATGCATAGTTCATTTGCTGCTCCTAAAGTGCCCACCACCGACAACACCACCAAGGATGATTGCTGCCAACCAAGTGTCCAATGTAAATGGAATTCCCAATGCTGGGAACAATGCATTCAGCGACCAGATTGTCGCCATCGGCATAAGAACAATAAGTGCGATAACAATCGCAAGAATAATTAAGTATTTCATAGTGTAAATCCTACTTTAGTTACGGAGTCCCAACGAAAGGATCTCCACTCATTTTTTTCTGTATCAAAGACCCGAACTGCGGATCCAGAAGTCTGGCTACTCGTGGTGGCACTTTCTTGTGTTGGTTTCTTGTCTGCAGGTATTCTTCCCTCAACGAGAGTGCATTGCATGTCTCTCGTCGTTCCATCTTTTTTGGTGAAAGTAACGCACAAGTCTTTGATGTTATCATCGTGGAGAACTCCAAGTGTCCAGGTTTTAAATTCTTCAAACTCTTTGTCATTCTTGAATACTGTTTGGAATGCCATTATCTATCTCCTGTTTCAACTTATCAACTATTGGTCCAAAAAAAGAATTAAATTCTTGTTTGGTTAGAAAAAATGTATTGTTGCTACTGGTGAGTAACTTACCATTTTCATTTGTCAAGTTACTCATCATAGTAAACTCAATCATATCATAAATCAAATCACCATTCTCTTTATTGAGAATGTGTTGTTTTACCTTGACTGTCCTTAACAGACCTTCTCGGTACAATTCCCATTCATAGTCCATCTTGTGCCTTTCTGTGCTTAGGTTGACGAATGTACTGAACCTTGCTCTCCACCCTACGCTGACGGTATTTGGGAGTGCGCAAATCCTTTGCTATTGGATTTCTAGGTTTCATTGTCTTATTATACACGACATCCTCTTACAAGGCAAATTTCTTTAACACTTCTTTTGCATCTAGACATAGTCCAACCATCTCGTCCATCTCTGCAAGAATCACCATTTGCGATAGTGATTCTGCAAGGATACGATCCTCTTCATCGAGAAGATCCATCCACTCTTGGTACTCTTCATAAGTCTCAAGACTCCACATGTGGTCAAGCATTTCTACTTGATACTCAGTTAGATTATCAATACTAATTTCATGCATCATTTTTCTCCGAGCAGATATTTATTAGAAATAGCTTTGAATGTAAACCCACCATTAACTTCTTTGAATACAATTCCTTCTCGTTCTGTATCAGCCAGAGTTGATTTACCTTCAGCGAATGTAAGTAGTTGTGGGATGTCAGTGATACCAAGAGTGTCGTACATGTCAGCAGCAGCTGCAAGAACAGGTGCATG